CCCGACTATCGTGAACAAAACGAAGCCCACATAAACGGTATGGCTTTAACTCATCAGACATCATGCACTCCTAACTATTACCCAAAATTATGGACAATAGTACCCTTATCGGTGTCAAGTGCAACAGTTTCGCAGAAGTACTCCGCGATAGCCTCGAAATTCTGAGGCATAACGCCCGGCTCGTTGCCCATCTGCACGTCCATCTTGCCGATGAGCTTACAGAATGCACCAGCGCCGTTGATAACGCGAGGAGCTTGACCACTGCGAACGCTGAGAGACATCTCGCCAGCTGAACCAATCCAAAGACGGTCAGATGGGAAAACGTAGCCCTTGCTGCTAGCTGCGGCATGGTTTGCGTTGTCTTGGATAGCGTCAGAGATGATCACTTCGTCGAGCTCGAAATGCTGCTTGAGAACTTCTTGAACGAAAGAGATAGGCGCAACGCTTGGACCATTAACCATTGCGGAACCTGTGCCGTCGCCTACGATGCTTCGGCCAAGTACAGAGGCCTCGCGCTGAAGGCGAGAGGCTACACCGCGGCCCATATATAAAGCATTGATGGGAGCGGTAGACCGAAGGCGAGCGTCGTCAATGATGCTGCTCATAACTTCCATGAAGTCAGAAGAAGAATCGAGGTCAGTACCGCCTGAAGTTTGCCAGTTTACTTCTTCCCAACCAGCGGCAACGCGGTCTGGAGCGGTGTCACCTGCAAGAGCAGTGAAGAACGCGGAGCAGTAACGCTCCAGCTTGAGGTGTACGCTCATCATTGCGCGTTGTACCAACATCATCTCTTCGTCTTCAGACGACAGGAAGCCGTTCTCAAGGTGGCTCAATGGAATGGTGGTCATTCCGTCGAACTGCTTGAGGCTGAAATCAACCTCGCTGTATGCGAAGTTCTCAACCAAGTCACGCGGGCTGTTAATTGGCTTTGCAACGCTACCCTCAGCGGCAGCGCCGAGGAGGTCACGCTTATTGCGGACCAATAATTTACCGTGAAGGAATCCGGGGTTTCCAGTCAAGTCAACAGTACGGCCACGAGCAACGCCACCTTCAGCAAGTCCGGGGATTCCGAAAATGCGAGGGTAGGCCAAGTTCATGCCTTTAAGGTCCGGTGACGGGTCAATGAGGGCATCGCGTAGAATGCTCTTAGGATTTAGGCTTTGGTAATTCTGTGCCATTTTAAAATTCCTTAAAATCTAAGTGTTAATGATTAAGCGTCGAGCAGTCTCTCGGCCCAGCTTGCAACCTGTACGATGATAAAATCACCAGACGCTGGAGCTGAGTGTCCGGGCTTCGGGCACCAGATAGCGTGAACTGGTTGACCTGCGGCAGCCTTGACGAGCTTTCCAGTGCTTGCAACTGTGAGCTTGGTTTCTTCTTCACCGTTGGCGATGTCAAGGGCCTCACCACATACGGCGCGGCAGTATTCGCCGGGACCATAAAAGCGGATTCCGTCGCCGTCTGCCGCTGCTGCTTCGGCTGCGATTCCGTAGAATACATCAGCGCCAGCGCTGTCGTACTGAGCGACCTTTTGCTTGTCGGTGCCAAGGCGAACGCCGAGACCTTCACCGATTGCTTCCTCTGCCGTTCCCATGCACTTGGGATCTTCGATTTTAACGTGTAAAGACATTTAAATCTCCTTCGTAGCGTTCACCAAGTCGGGACGCTCAATTTTTGCCATCTTGTGACCCTCAAGCAGAGACGAAGCCTTGCCCTCGGTGACTAATTTGCGAGCGATTCGAGACAATTCGACGCCCGCCTCTTCCTTTTTTAAAACAGTTTCAGGCTCAACACCTGCAACGTCAGATCCAGCTGGTTCGCCAACTCGTACGACGTTCTCGCCGGGGATAGCGTTAATGATGCCGACGGCAACCTCTGGGGCTGTCCGTGAAAGCTCCGCGAGTTCACCTGAAACGATGAAGTCGGCGGGAACGGCTCCGCGCTTTTTAGCCTCGGTGACCGCCTCTTCAACTGGTGCCAGTTTATCAGGCGCACCGCGTGCAATAATGGTCTGACGTGCGAGCTCTGCGGTCTTCTCGTCTTCGCTCAAAAGCGAAACGCGGAAAAACTCACGCTCTGCCTCGTGTACCTCGTGCTCGTTCAAGAACTTCTCGACCTCTGCCTCTTTCTCGGCAGTGAATCGCGCCAATTCTTCGGACTGGTACTTTTTCAGCTCTTCGCTAACCCGAGAAAGTTCTGCATTCACAGTCTCGAAGCGTCGCGCAAGCTCAACGACCGGCGCGTCCTCTTCAAGTCCCGCCGCCTTGTAAATGGTGCGGGCTTCCTCGGAGTCACGAGCTAACAAAACATCAACCGTTTTCTCGGTAGCTTCTGTCATTTCGACTCCTTCGTTTGTGGCGGTTTCGCCCGCCGTGGTTAAAGTGGTTTCTTCCTCTATTTTAATCGGTTCCGCTTCTGTTGTCACCGTAGCGCGTGAGAGTGCAACGGCCTCCATTGAGTCCTGCCGTGGTAACGTCGTAAGACTCACAACGTCCATGTAACTCTCACCTAATCGCTCGCCTGTTGCGGGATGATAAGCGGGGCGCATCTTAACCCGTGGGCTGATACGCATCGCGGTTTTTCCGTCCTCGGTCATAGCTGCAACGAGCAGAGACTTGCCGAGCTTGGTCCAGCCTTTTCGAGCATAGATGCCGCGCCGCTGCTCGTCATAATATACGGCCTCAATTTGGCCGTATGGTCGGCGGTCGCTCCCGTCTTGCCCACGCTGCCCGCCCTCGATGCCATGTTCAAAGCTAATTGGCACAACGTGGCCAGCTTCAATCATGCGCTGCGTGGTGCGTGCAATCTCGCGGGCTGATTCCTCGTTGAGATTGAGAACCATTTCGCCAGAATCGAGGTCATATAGTGGCCCTAAGCGCATGACGTGCAAGTCTTTTTCGCGCTCTGGGTCAATGTCGTCCTTTGTAATCATCGGAGTTAATACGCCGTTGGGATCCCGATACTCTGCGAGCGGGTCGCCTGCTCTCGGCTCAAAGGCCATGTCTTTCTCTTTCTCGTTCCAACCAAGCTCGACGGCTTGTTCTTGCTCTGTCTGGCTCATCTGCTCACCTTCTTTGATTTCTTGCGCTTTCTTACTAATCCAAGAGCGCCCTCGGTCGTTGGCATCGCTGCCCCATAACAACCAAGCCACATATCCCGGAGACTCTGCGCCCTTAACATTCCAACGCCGCCCGCCTTTTAGTTTTCGGTCGCCCTCGTGACGCTCGAACCATGCCGCCGCTTTGATGATTTTCTCTTCTGACCATTCACCCGAGTTTGCGCCAATGGTGGCCATGCGTACCGTGGCCTCAACTAATCCTTGGCCGCTACGCCCGTCCTCGTGGAGCTTTAAGCCTTTCTTGAGGGCATCGCGCACATACATCGGCAAACGCACCATACGGCCCAATTCTCGGCTTGCTTCGTCGTCTTTACGCTGCGCCCGTGGATGCCCTGCGGGTAGGAGATCGAAGTCTGTGATGTATTTTGGATTCTTCGGCTTGCCTTCCTT